CTTGATCGTGTCCACGGCGAGGTTCTTGATGTGCGCCGTGTCAATGGTGCCGTCGAGAATAATCTTGTCGGCTGAAATTCGGAACGAACTGCCCGCACCGCCGTCGAGATCATCGAAGGCCACAAGCTCCAACTCGCCCGACGCGCCACCAGCATCCGCGCGCAGCAGAAACGACGAACTCAGACCACCGACCGCCGAGGCATTCGCGTTCGCGATGCTCGTAACCGACGCTACATCAGTTTCGAGCGAACCCAAACTCGCCTGAACCGCACTGATATCCGACGCCAGCGCACTGTCGGCGCTTGCCCGCGCGGTCTGCTCGCTGGAAATCGCCGCCGCGTTGTCTCCCACGTTGACTTGCAGAGCGGTAATGTCCGACGCCAGCGCACTGTCGGCGCTTGCCCGCGCGGTCTGTTCAGCGACAAGCCCCGCAGACACGCCGTCGAGCCCGGCGAGCAGCTCCGTCCGCGCCTCAGCGATTGCTAGATCCGCCCCGTCCACGCGCGCCGTGAGGTCCTGCCGCGCCACGGCAATCGCGTCTGCCTGGTCCTCGCGATCCTGCCAAGCCTGTAGAAGCCCGTGCAGCGTCGTCCAGTCCTGATCCACCTGCGCGCGCGCAGCCGTGTAACTGTCTTTGACCGTGACGGAAAACTCCGCCGCGTCAAGCGACGCCAGCTCGATCTCTGCCGTTGTCATGCGACCGCCGAGATCGTCGAGCGCTGTCTGAGACGCCTTGAGCGCGATCTCGCCCTCGAGACCGTCAATATCGACCTCGGCGCTCGTGAGCCTCACGTCGAGCGATTGCACTTCAGCCGTGGTCGCGCGCAACAGCACCTCAGCCTCAACCGCGTCTATTTCGCTTTCCGCGACTGACACGCGCCCTTCAAGCTCAGTCAGCGCCGCAAGGTCAGTAGGGTCCAACTGTGCTTCGGCAATGGCCAGATTCATGTCGCTGTAGGTCGCGCGCTGTGAAATCTCGCCCGCTTGCGCGTCAACTCGAATTTCCAGATTTGTCGCACGGTGGTCCAGATTCTCCACCGCCCCGATCCGCACGGTCCCGTCCTCGGGGCTGACGTAAACTCCCGCATCGCGCAGTGTGTTGCGGTTCGCCAGAATACCCGCCTGCGCATCGGCAATGAGACGCCACGCCTCGTCTGTCGCCTGCTGCATCTCGACCAGCGCGTCCTCGCGCTCTCGGTCGATCCGCTCCGTGATGTCGACGTAGATGTGCGTGGCAATCGCTGCTGCTGCAGTGCCGCCCCAGAGGCCACTGATCTGCCGCGCCTCGACAATGACGGTAAAAAGCTCGCCATACCCCGATTGCACCGGAAAGCGGGCAAGCCGGTCGTTGGTCTTTTTCATGCCAACGGTCGCGCCTTCCCCGTCCTCGATTCGCACGCGCCATTCGGTCGCGTCGTTCGATGTGCCGCCCCATTCGGCCACCACGAACATCTGAGCGCCGTCATACTCGACGGACAGCTCCAGCCCGGTCGGCTGGATGACCGGCGGGTCATACGGCTCATGATCACCGGGGGTGCCAGTGCCGATCACACCCAAGGGCTCCGGCGAGGCCTCCGTCAATGTCACGGTGGCGCGCTCGCCGAATTCCGGCTCGATACTCTTCACCAGCCACTTCTTGGCGGGCAGTTGGTCTACCTCGAACACCGAGGCAAGATCGCCAACGGCAAACACGCTGTCGTCGAATACGCCCGACAGGCTCACGCCGCTGTCTGACTCGACCACCCACTCACCGCTCGTGTAGGTGGCCGTGACGTATTGCAGCGTGCCGTCGCTGGATCGCACCGCAAGGTGGCCCTGTTGCCCCTCGGTCACCCCGAGGTCATTGTCCAGCGTCACCCCCGCCAGCGCCCCGATCTCGCGCCGCAGTGCCGTGATCCGGCCAGCCAACACCTCGTCGCGCAGCGCGTCGGAGACGAAAAGCACCGGGTCACCGCGCGCGCAAACGATGTGGTCAAGGTCCGTGGTGAAGCTCACCTCGGTCTTGCGCTCTTCCAACTGCTTGAGGTGGTAGCGCGCCCAATCGGCGATATGGTCTTCGCCAACGGCTTCCGGGGCCACCATACCGGGCGGCTCGATAGTCTCAATCTGTGTCGCAGTATTCTTGTCGTAGCCATCCGCGTAGACGATCAGCTCATCGTCCTGCCATCCCGAGCGCTCGGAGACAAAACGCACGCGCAGCCCGTGCACCTCCGGCGGCGCGGTGTTGACCGCCCGGTATCCCGCCGTGTTACGAGGCGTGAATAGCTGCACTGGCGGATCGTTCGATTGATCGACCAGCACGGAATACCGGCCGTCCCGCATGGTCCGAACAGCGAGCCCCGCAGCCAAAACCTCGTCAACGGTCACGCCAAGCTGCACCTGCTGAGTGATAACCGCGCCATAGGTCCAGTGCGGCGTGGCATCTCGGAACGCTTTGAATGCCGCCAGGTCGATCTTGCTGTCTGGAACGGGACGCTTTCGGATCAGCGGATTGCGCAACAGCTCCACTGCAATGTCGGCAGGGTGCGTGATCGGCTCGGGCTGGCCGAAGGCCGCGCCATTCCAAACCGGTGCCATTTGCCGCACAGTCGCATTGACCGGATCGAGCACCCCGTTGATCTGATCTGTCGCCTTGATCCGCAGGGCCACCTCGGCCACCCCGGACGGCGACGGCAGCTTTCCCGGCGCTTCCGAGATTACTCCGGTCAGGTAGCTGTCATCCCGGATTTGCGTTTTCTCGCTGTCCTTCGACAAGCGCTCGATCTTGATGTCCCATTCACCCACGCTGGGAAAGCGGATCAGTTGCCCAAAGCGCTTTACCGCCGTAGTCTTGCCGCGATAGGTCTTTTCGCTGACCGTCACCCACGGATCGCTCGACCCGGCGGCGCGGTAGTAAATGCCGATCTGCGCAGACCGCTCAAGCCTTTGCCCCTCGTCGGTCAGCCGAACCAGCCCCGTGAAGTGGAGCCGAACGCGCGCGCGCTTCGTGTCGGACGGCGTGGTCCTGATCACGGGCGACTGGTAATCGAGCCGCGCCCCGTCCGCATCCTCGAAGGCGTCTCGCGCGTAGAGGTCCATCACCTCATCGTCGTCGAGCCACTCCACGTCCATGCCGGACAGCTCGGGAATAGCGGCCTCTGTAAGAGCCTGGTCGACGTTACGGAATTGCAGCGTCACGTCATTGAAATTCGTGATGCTTGTGGTGCCGATCTTGAGGTCTTCCAGCGCCACCGGGCCGATGCCGAAAGTCATCCGCTCGCGGCGATACATGGTCTGGCCCTGCATCTCCGTGAAGCCGGTAGCGGATTTGACCGCCGCCATGCGTCGCCGCCCCAGCACCACCGGCACGGGGTCTTGCCACCTCGGCATGACATTTTGCAGCCCGCGAATGGTGGGGTTTTGCCGGTCCTCCTGCTGATCCGGCAGCTTCGGCGCAAACAGGTAATTGGCCAGCAGGGAAATGGCCGTCAGGGCAACCGCGCCAACGATGCTCACGAGCAACTGCGACACGCCGAGAGATTTCGCGATCACCGGCACCAGCGCGGCCCACTCCGGGCGTGGGCGCACGATCACGATGGTGCCGGGCGTCGGGCGCACGCGCGCCATGTGCTCGGGCTTGACCTCCCATTGCACGCCGTCGCGCACTAGCACCACTTGCGCCGGGCCGCCGAAGCTGACCGTCCGCGCGATGCCCTCGCAGGTCATGCCCACGGGCAGTTCGCGCCGCTCCATCTCACCCAAGAGCGGATGGCGCATGTAGCGCACGTCGAGCCCGTTTGTCGTCACATCAAACGGCATCGTGTCGATACACCCCGTCCAGTCTGCTGCCCCACTTGCCCGCGCGGAACGGCTCGATCACAGACGCCCGGCAATCGGCGTGCAGCATCCTGTGATTGTCCACCGCGACGCCCACGTGCCAGCCGCGTCCGCGACGCATCAAAACGGCATCGCCCTCTTGCGCGGGCTCGTCGCGGCCCAGCCGCCGCCAGGTCGATACGAACTCCGCGTGCGCCTCGTTTTCCTCGTCGCCGAGCTGAACCAGCCCGAACGGCAGGTAGACACCGAAAACCTCGCGCTGCACCGCCATGAACAGCCCGAGACAGTCATAGCTACTCGGCCCCCGCCCGAACTCAGCGTAAGGCAGGCCGATCCATTCCGTTGACCAGTGCATTACCGCAAGCCGGGAAAGCTGATCGCGTTGAAGAACACCCCGGCATTGACCGACTCCTCGAAAACCGGGTAGGCCGACACGGCACCGGACAGCATGAATTGCTGCTGCTCGACCACCGCGATCTCCACGTCGTATGGTCCGACATGGATGGTGCTCGGCGCGCTGGCAAGCACCCAGAACACCTCGCCCTGCACCGGCCCAGCCGTGTCGCGCAGAAGCTGGAACAGCTCTCCATCGCCGTCATAGACCTCGAAGCGGATTTCCGCCGCACGCCCTTCGGCCTGCACTGGCATGGTAAGCTGAAAATGCGCCGCCGTGTATGTGCTGCCAGAGACCGTCACGTCCTCGGTGTTGCCCACGTAGCGGCGCGGTGCAGGCCAGGAACTGTGGTTCAGCTCGACGCAGGCCAGCACCACCTCGTCGGTCTGCGCGTCGTTGATCATGCTGACCCAGGTCATGACGGCACCTCGAACACGCCGAGCGAAATGCGGAACAGGCCGGGCGCGAGCAGTGTCTCGCGAAAGCCGCGCCCGTCAGACCGGAAGGTCGCGGTCTGACCGGTGAACGGGTGCGTGGCCGTGAAGTCAAGCACGCCCCCGGCCAGATCAGTCTCCCAGAACGCGAGGAACGTGGCCCGCTCGGTCGCGGTCAGGATCGGCGTAGCCCCCGACAGGCGACGGTAGGCGGCGGTGGTGCGCCGCCGCAGCTTGGGCGGCCCCACGTCCGGCCCGAAAGCCGCCACATCACCCTCCGGCCCGTCATAGCGCAGCGACGGCATGTGCGTGAGAAACCCGATTCCGCTCGGCCATGTTGCCATGTCAGCCTCCCACGCCGCGCGGGCGAATGCCGAACCTACCGGCCAGCGCCTTGTCGGCCCGGCCCGCCGCGATCTGGTCCGCCACGATCCGGCTCACGTCGATGTTCACGTCATTGCCGTTCCGCTGCACCGTGCCCTCCGGCAGATCGCCGCTGATGTTGATGTTGACGGCGGCTCCGCCCTCCGCGCGCACGCCCAGCTTGCCGCCCGGCCCCCGCGCCAGCGGCATGATCGCCTCCGGCCCGGCCTCGCCCATGAGCCCGGTGCCGCCGCGCATCGGAAAGAATGTGGGGCCATTCACCACGCCGCCATTGGCGTAGGGCACCACTTTGCCGCCGCTCAACACGTTGCCATCGGCATTGAGCGTGACGCCGAAGATGCCTTCAATAGCCTTGAGCGCCAGCATCTTCGCGGCCAGCCTGATCGCCTCCTGCGCAAGACTGTCGAGCGCATCCAGCCCGGCGCGCTTGAACGCCTCCCAACCCGACTCGCCGTCTTTCAGGCCTTGGTAGATGTCGACCAGAAAATCACCGAGCGCATCGCCCGCCGCGTCGGCGAGATCTTTGAGCTCCTCTTTCGTGTCGCTCGCCTGCTCTTCAAGCCTGCCAAGCAGGTCGAGGAATGTCTGCTCGTTGATCTTGCCGTTCTCGAAGGCCCAGTTCAGCGCGTCCTTTTGCTCCGCCAGCTTCTGCATCGCGGCCCAGGCCGGGTCGAGCTCTGCACGCAGCCGCTGATAGGCTGCCGCCATATCGTCGATCTGTGCGGCACCGCCGCCGCCCCCGCCGCCGGAACCTCCCGTAGAGGGCGGGTTGAAGAAATTGTCGAGATATTCAGCGCCAAGTGGATTGTCAGGGGCGGCCGCGTTTGGCCCGGCTGGATCGTTGGGGCCAAGTCCTGCGCCCGGAACGTTGAGGCCCGCCGCATTCGTTCCAAGCGCCTTCATCGCCTGCACCCGCTGCAAGGAAACCCCCAGTGCGTCGGCCAGCGCCTGCGACGACGAAATCCCGCCTTGCAGCGCCGGGCCGATCTCGCCGGCAGCGTCAGCAATCCCGTCCGTTTTCCCCTTTGCGTCGTCGGCCTGCTTGGCCAGCTGGCGCATCATGTCCTCGGATTGCGTCAGCTTGTCGAGCGCGCCTTGCGACGCCTCGCCGGTCTCTGCCA